CAGTTACTGCCGATGCTGTTGCCATAGTATTTCTCCTAATTAGGTTAAAAACCCCCGCCCGAAGACGGGGAGTTTAATTAGGCAGGTACGGCCAAGGCAAATGCCGAGGACGATAAAGCTGCGCCAACAGATGCCGCAGCACGAACTGCTTTAACGCCGTAGATTGTGTCAGCAGTAAACAGAGTGCCTAGGTACTCTTGCTTGTACTGAGTTTGTGAACGAACGCCCAACTGCTCAACTAGAACCATCGCATCACGATGACCCATCAGGCAGATACGGTCGGTGCCTGAAGTGCCAGCGCCAGTATCGGCATTTGACGAAACAAATACAGGGATGCCATACAGATTGCCGATTTCGCCGTTGCGGATGGTATTGCCATCACCGACAAATGCTTGCTCGGTGTAGCGAGCCAAACCCATCAATGTATTACGGCTTGATGGTGGGATGATAAAGAAACGGCCATCCATTGGCGTATCGTTGTCATCCAAACGCTGGATCGTGCGACGAATAGCAGCATCAGTCAAAGCAGCCGCATTGGATGTAGTTGAATTGTATGCAGTAGTACCAGTAGAGCCGATGAAGGCTTTAGTAGTTGTATTGCTAGTTGCATAGTCATCGGTGCCAACTGTTGCGCCATTGAATGCACGACCCAATTGAATCAGGTCAGTATCAACGCGCTTTGAAAGTGCATAACCAGCATCAGCAGTATAGAACTGACGCATAGAATTCAACGCCTGAACTTCAGCGATGTCCTCAATCAGACGGCTATACTCATAGTGCTTGTCGATGCTTACTTGTATTTCGGTGTTGCTGGCAGCAATCAAAGTTACTGCATCAGTTGCTGCTTTAGCCGAAGCCGAACCGCGAGTTGGTGCTGGAATGTGAATCACATCGCCTTTTTTGCCTTTGAAGTTCATCTTCATGACCAGATTGGCCAGAACAAGATTCTTCTTATAGGCAGCGATAATCTCATCACTCCAAATTTCTGGAACAAAGGTGCCAGCGCTGGATACCGTTACGCTATTGGTTGGGGAAAATGCTGTATTTGCCATGTTAATGCTCCTAGATCAAAAGTAAGTTACTTGACCCGTCCCTCTTGATACGCCGACATAATCTCATCAGATAGTGCGTCATATCGGGCTGGGTCATTCATTTTTAGCCGAATTAGGTCAGCACGTCGGTAAACTCTTTTTGAACTCTCACCGCTTCCACCGCTATCGACTTGTACGGATTTCATCGTTTGCTGGCGAGCCGTTGATGCTTGTTGGTTCGCTTGCTTAGTCTGAATACCACGCAACTCTTTATAAGTGGACAGCAATTCGTGCGCCGAATCAAAATCAAACTCTGCGTCAGCTCGCTTAAATAAATCTAAACGAATCGGTGACGACTTAACCCAATTCACAAACCCATCATCTCGAACGACTTGTTCAAAATCAGGATGTGCTTGAGCCAGCTTTTGGTGAGTCTGTAACGCCCTTAACTCCGATGCGGCCTTTCGAGCCTCAATGATGTCAGGGTGCTTATCAATCGTATTACGAACTGCCTTTTGTGGGTCTTCATAGAAGTCCACTTCCGGCTCTGCCTCTGCAATAGGTTGCTGCCTAGAACTAAGGTTTTGCTTAATAAGTTCATCTGCCAGTTTTCGCACTTCGCCGACTTCTTGCGCTTGGCGTCCTATGACTTTTTCCGCTTCTTGGTGCATCTTCATAACGTCTTCAAGAGACTTATTCCGATACCTCTCAGGAAGGTCTGGTTTGTCATGGCCAATCGTAGAGTCTAACTTGGCTTCCTCTGTCTCTAACTCACTAGGCAACTCAGATTCTTTGTCAACTAACATATTAGGTTTCCTTTTCCTGCCATCTTTTGGTTCCCAGGATCATAAACAGGCCAGTTGTCTGGTTATCTGTTCGCTTTTTGCTCCGCAGCGAGTTTTTCTCGATGCTTTCTATCAAATTGGTTAGCTGACGAAGGGAAATCCCCCGACCAACCTTCCAATCTAAAATTGGGAGCAGATATTATGCGGTCGGCTTTGCCTCCGCACTCGCATTGAATTTGTGCCAACTCATAATTGACCAATTTCTCAATGCGATGCCCATTTTCACAGGCAAATTCAAACATTCGGCGCATTTAATTCCTCATAAGCGTCAGAGCTGACTTGTCGCAAGTTTTTCAGCCATAGCAAAATAGAAAGTTCGCCTTTCTTGAATTGTAGACTTTTTTCGTCTTCAACAGCAGAAAGATTATTTAACGCATTCACCATTTCGTCAATATCTTCTACTAAGTCAAGCCACCCTTTGGTGGCCATCATAGAAAATCTATCTTCGTAATATTTTTGCAGTTCAGGTGTCATTCAAAACCCATGCTGTTGTGGCTTCATTCCACGAATACATACCGCCATCTGTAGGCATTGCTACTGGTGGTTGCCATTGAGCATTAGCGTCTAACGTCCAGCTTGCATACGGCTTAGTAGCTACAAACGCATCTATATCTGCTTGGTACTTGTAACCAATGCCAGCATAGTTCTTACGAATGTTGCCGTTATAACTGGTCTGCTTCCATGTGCCACCAAACAGACGCTCACAGAACGCAGCACCGATATATTCTTTCTCTACACCATTAGCATCTGCCGTATCTTTATTATCTATTACGATAACTTGAGTCACGATATTGTTTTCATCAATCTGTGCGTAGTGAGCCATTATTCTTCCCCTAAATGCAAACCTGTCAGACTTTCATCTGAGCCTATGTAACCTTTTAAAAACGTATTAAACGCTATGCTAATCCTAGTTTCATCACCTACCTTAGTCTCAACCATGTGTGTCAAGTGTGATGGGAATAAAATCAAATCACCAGCACCTACCTCAAACCACCATGACTCAGAGTTATAAGGATTAAACTCAGCAGCAGGAACTTTAATTCGCTCGTAACCATCCTTATAAAAATAAATCTTATCTACCGCACGATCAGCCTGTGGATAGAACACACCAGACACTACGCTGTTTGGGTGAGCGTGTTTATGGTGGTACTGCCCTGCTTCCGTATAGTTAGCCCAACTCTGTGTTAGATACAAACTTACGTCAAACTTAGGAGCGTGGATAGCTTTGAAGTATTCCAACATCGAATCTTCAATGAAATCACGCAGCTCAGTTAATTCCTTGTTCTTTAGAATCTTGCGATCATTGCTAGTCGTATTACCTTCATTAGCGTAATGCTCCTGACCTTTGATGAACTCTAGTTCAGCTTCAGTCAGATCACGACCAAACTTGAAGAACGCTACAGGAGTAGGGAATAAGTTATTTATATTCACGCTACAGCCTTCTCAAATTCTTCAGCATCAGCTTTCATCTTGTTTAAATCTTCATCAAGCCAAATCGTAGGAATACTGTCTTCAAACTCACGTATCTTATCCATTACCCATTGCACTTCTTCCCAGCTAGGGCATGGTCTAGGATCATCCCAACGTGTAAATGTAGTGTTGGATATTTCCCATTTAGCATTAGGACGTAGCAATGACATAGCTACATCGATACCGTACATTCTGTAGAGTTTAGTTTCCATAAACCTTATTGGTTGATTTTAATAATTACGATGCCGGAACCACCTGCGCCGCCGTTACCACTAGATCCGCCTCCACCACCGCCACCGCCTAAGTTGGTTGTGCCAGCCGTTCCAGTTGTTGAGTCTGTTGTTCCAGCTCCACCGCCACCTGTGCCGCCTGATGTTTGAGGAGCGCCACGACTACCAGCACCACCGCCACCAGCATACGTTATGCTAGAACCGCTTATTGATGATGCCGTTCCATTGCCACCACTACCAGATGCACTTCCAGTTCCAGCCGTTCCTGCAGCACTAGCTCCACCGCCACCACCAGCACCAAAATTAGGACCTGATGTACTACCAGCACCACCATTATTACCTTGCGATGGGCTTGTGCTAGGAGTGTTACCTGAACCTCCTGTTGGAGTGCCACCACCTACAGACGCACCACCTCCACCAGAGCCACCAGATAAACCAGCAGCAATAGAGTTATCACCTGTATTAGTTCCAGCACCACCACCGCCCGAAGATGTAATGCTTGAAAATACTGAGTCAGAACCAGTTGCGCCTCTATTTCCCGCAGTTCCACCATTTCCACCTGCACCTACACTAATTGTATATTCTGTTCCGGCTGTTACTGATAACGATGTACCAGTTCTAAAACCACCAGCTCCACCACCACCACCTAATAAACCGCCACCTCCACCACCAGCAACAACTAAGTAATCCACACTAGTCACACCTGTAGGGCATTTCCATGTAGTAGATGATTTAAATGTAAAGACTGTTTGTGATGCTACGGAATAAGAAAGAATGACTATGCCTGAACCACCTGCGCCACCAGCTCCATTGCCAGCACCACCACCACCACCACCACCACCAGTATTAGCAGTTCCAGCCGTAGATGCAATACTTGGCGAAAAAGTACCGCCAGCACCACCACCACCAGAACCTCCAGGGCCACCCGTAATAAGATAACCACCGCCACCGCCACCGCCGCCATAAGTTACTGAAGAACCAGATAATGTAGACGCAGTTCCAGCCCCACCTGCGCCTGTTGATGCGCCAGTAGCTCCGGCTGCAGATGCGCCGCCACCGCCGCCACCTCTAGCAGAATTACCACCATTAGTAGTTCCTGCCTCACCATTATTTCCTTGTGATGGGGTTGTATTAGGTGTATTTCCAGAGCCACCTACTGCGCCTGAACCTATATCTACTCCACCACCACCGCCGCCTGAACCACCTGAACCACCAGCCGCAACAGAAGGATTTCCTCCACCGCCATAACCACCACCATTAGAAGTAATAGATGAAAATATACTATTCCCTCCAACAGAGCCGGGACCAGCAGCAGTTCCACCAGCGCCACCAGAACCTATACTAATTGTGTAATCAGTACCAGCCGTTACAGATAAAGCAGTTCCTGTTCTAAACCCACCAGCACCACCACCGCCAGCAGATTGAGAGCCACCTCCACCACCAGCAGCAACGACAAGGTAATCAACCGTGGTAACACCAGTAGGTGCAGTCCATGTTCCAGACGCAAGGAAACGCTGAACAACGGTTATACCTCCACCGCCAACAGCCAACGCTTGCATAATCTTTGAATAAGCAAACATTATTAAACCCTTATGGTGTGTAACCTTGAGCGATAGAGCCGTACCAGTTAGTACCGTCAGCAACAAACGTCAGAATATCCATCTTGCCAGCAGTAGCTGTAATGGTTGGCGCACCAGCAGTACCCCACTTCACACCAGTAAACGTAGCAGTACCGTTACCAGTTGATGCAGCTTGTTTTAACAATAGGATGAATGACTTACCAGCAGTCGCAGTAGGCATAGTGAACGTGCAAGCAGTAGAAGCAGTCAGAGTAGCTGTCTGAACTGTGCCATTAGTTAAAGATAATGTACTTGCTGTTGTGACTGTACCGATAGCCACCACCGATTCAACATAGTTCGTAACTGTCGGATTGGTTAATGTCTTATTAGTCATCGTCTCTGTGCTAGTTGGAGACGTAAAGTCTGTACCAGCTGTAGCGGCAGACGCCACGCCTGATGTAGCCTTAACCAAACCAGTTAGCGATGCACGTTTGATTAGTTTGCCGGTCGTAGAGTTAAACAGCGCCAGCTCAGAATCGACCGACGATGCTGGGCCAACTACATCCCCCGAGCCGGTAGAAGCAAAGGACAAAACGCCAGCTCCATCCGTAACTAGCGCTTGGTTGGCCGTTCCATCAGCGATAGGAAGCGCAAGAGAAAAACTACTGTTAGTGTTTCCAGATTGCAGAGTGGTGGTTCCCGTACCACTCGCATTTCCTTGAATTTTTAAGTTACTCATGTTGATTCCTTAATTAAGAACTAACCATTTTTGACCAGTACCCACCGTTACCGCTATCCCAGTATTTACAGTAACAGGGCCAACTGATAGGCCATTTTTGGCCGATGATATAGTGTAATTTGACGCTATCGTCTGTTCATTCTCTAATATGGTAGAAGAACCGCCGCCGCCTGATGATGCAATTGTAATAGCTCCGGCAGCATTTGTGATAGTGACATTCGAGCCAGCCGTAATATTGGCTTTCTCCCACAAACTGGTTGTTTCGTTATAGATCAACACTTGGCCATTGGTAGGATTCTGAGCCGACACATTATGCAGCTCGTCCATCTCGTAGCCGTTTTGAACCTTAACAAACAGCTTGCCCTGCGTTGCGTGAGCGTGTTCAACAACGGCCACGTAAACCAAATGCGTTGGTGCGTAAGGCTTAGTCCCTGTTAGTGTTCCAGCCGTTGTGCCGCTCAAATACAGTTGCTGGCCATCGGTGTATGCCGATGTGTTGATGTTGGTGATTAGACCAATGATCGTGACGTAGCCGTTGGAGTTGTTGGCCAAATCAGCCGTCATTAAACCCAATGTCTGCGCTGATGTTGCATCAGATGTAGCAAGTGCTTTAGAAACTGTTGGATTTTGACCAGTAGCACCAGAAATATAGACAGCCGTGCCTTTAGTTAGTGTGGCGCCAGTAGTATTTCGCACCAAACATACGATATTTGTGGTGGATGCCGCTACAGCGACCGACAAATCAACTGCGCCTGAGACAGTCGTAACTGTTACGCTGCCGTCAGCGGAAGCCACGCTGCTAATTCCACCACCACCGCTAACCGTAGCCCATGATGCGCTGCTACCGTCAGTCGTTAAATACTTGCCGCTGTTACCTGCTTGGTCTGGCAGACTGCCACCGCTACCACCACCATTAGCACCTTGGTTGATGATGACTTTTAGACGGTCGGAAATGTCTGGCGGCAGTATTTCACCGGCGTTGATCTCACGGCCATTAGATAATGTGATAACTAGGCTGTTATCGAAGTCAACGCGCATATCCATAATGGATATACCGTCAGCACCGTCCAAACCATTCATACCATCCACGCCATCGCGGCCATCACGGCCAGCTAGACCGTCTTTTCCATTCTTACCGTCACGACCGTTAACCCCATCACGGCCATCAATACCATCGCGACCGTCCTGAATGCTGGCAATGCGAGACTCCAGCATCGAATAAACGCTGTCGTACTTACCTTCTAGGTCGCCCTTCATCTTCTGAAGTGCTTGAATGACCGCTTGTGCGTTTTCTGCGGCTTTTTTCTTCTGCATTGCCCTAGCTTCGGACACCGTATTGTTTACAGAGTCAAAAAGACTGTCAGGGACTTGGTCTACATTAAACAGTTTGTCAATATCCATTATTGCATTCCCTTTTGCAGTTCATCAAGGAAGTCATTTTCAGCATCGACAACATTATCCTTGGCTTTTGACATTTGCAGCTCGACAATCTTGGACTTATTCTTGATGTCAGCTTCTTTCAACATTAATTCAGCGACCTTGACGCGCTTATCAAACTCTCTGGAGGCCATGTCAGCCTGATTTGGCAGGTTAGCTGTCAATCCTTGTTGAATCTTGGCTTGAACTTCCAAGGGTTTCAGCTTGGTGTCGATCATAATCTTGGTGGCTTCAGCACGATTCTGCTCGGCTTGGGTCGTATTGACTGCAATCTGCGCTTGTGCTGCTTGCAAGGCCAACTGTTCTTGAACCATCTGCTTTTGCTGGGCTTCAGGATCGACTTGACCCATAGAATCCAAGCGCGTCATTAGTTCAGCACGGTTAGAGAGCGAACTATTGGCGACAATACCCTTCAATATGATCGGCAGCACCGGAGTATCAGGGCCAAGTGTCTGCAACAGGCTAATAAACTGAGCCTGTTCGTATTCCCTAGCTATGATACCTAGTGTCGCAGTTGGTATGAAGACCATATCAACCGACGGATAGCGCTCTGGATCGAACTGCATGAAGCGGTATGCTGCTTTATTGATGAACGGTATCAAAAAGTCTTCTTGGAAGTTCACTAACGTGCGCTTGTACTTCTTGATGATCGAGGCAACAGCCATCGACATACCGGTACCCGCTGCATCACGCCCCACCGCTGACACCATGCCGTTAGAATCTAACGTGCCGGTCGCTTGCAAGAGCATTTGCTGAAATTTCTCGGCTGTTGTGATGCTTGAGCCGTCTGTTTGACCAAACTTGAACGGATACAGAATCTCGTTCGGGTTGCCGTTGGTGTAGATAGCTTTGCCTGGCATGATTGTCAGCTTTGCACCTCTTGGCAGTCGCGTTGCGTCCACCGCCATCATTGGGGAAGCAGTCAACGCTAAAGAATCCAAGTGAGTGCGCACTTGCGCATCAATGGATTTTTGCATGTTGTAGGCTTTTTCGATCGTTCCACGGCCAGGCAATCTATTGGGCACCGTATCAGCTTGGTACGTCAGCACAGGACGATCCTTCATCATGTACGGACTTTCTTCAGCCTTTAGTAACAGGCCATCGTTCGCAATGACAATGATCGCCTCGACCATGTCTTGGTAATCTTCAGCCGCTGAATCGTCAGGGAACAGCTCGACGATGTCCTCGTCTTCAATCTTTTTCAAATACTCTCTTGGCACCAGACCGTAGTAGGTCAAGAGCAATACCTTCTCATCTTGGTACTGGCTTATTTCTTGGGTTGGCTCTAAATCCGTATCTTCGTAGGTCGGGGTGATATTGACCTTGCGGTATATACCACGCTCAATACCACGCACCACCTTGTGAATAGAGACATACTTCTCAATGGCCACACCCATGCAATCCTCAACCGTCGTGCCGTTGGGGTCCCACAAGAAATTTTTCGGATTGACCGGCATCGGCTTGACCGACACCCGCGCTTTCTCCACCGTACCAATGGCTGCCTGTGGCTGGCCTGGCATTGGCATGGTTGCTGGAGCCAATTCCTTTTCCATTGATGTGACGATCTCAGCAATGCCCGTGCCATAAATTTCAGCCAACAGCACCACTTGGTCAACGTGCTTCCTCAACTTGTCACGCTTGAAATCCTCCATCATCTGGAGTTTTAGCGCCTCGACATCCATTGGATTGCCATCGACATCTTGCAAATCATCTTTGATGTCAAAGAATTCGCCCGAACCAAAGATCGCCTCAATAATTTCGGCGTGTCTGGTTTCTACGGCTTGCTGTGTTGCAGGGGTGACGATGCGTGAGCGCTCAGAGTCTCTTGTCTTGTCTTCGGACGCCCATTGGCCACGGAAGATGCGCTCGTATTCTTCCCATTGCGGGAGGAAGTTAATATCGCGGTAGGTTCTCCACCTATCGCAATGATCCACCACGAAACTGACTAGTTCTTTGTCATTTTCTGTTGGTTGATCGAATTCATTAACAGGAAGTTCATCCATTTATACACCCGAAATAATGTCCACCGGTTCCCAATCATCGGATTCATCCTCTTGCATGTAGGATGTCACGGCCAATTGGTCTATATAGGACAAGGCATCAGGCAAATCATCGTGTACCCCCTGTGCAGGGAACATGAGAAGCTGGTCTAGGAATATATCCCAATCCTCGTCTGAGTTAAGCACAATCCTGCCATGCTCAAAACGCCCTTGGAGACTCCAAATAATTCGGTCAGTCTTTTTCCGGTTGCCGTGCGTTAGGTCAACTATGTGCGAATATACATTATTCTTGCGCATTAAGTCACTCAAATACGGCAAAACTGCGTTTTTTAGCGCTCCGCGCTCAATTCCAATCGACAGCGGACGGTAGTCGCGCATTGCCATCAGTATCTTGGCCGCCGTCTCCCGAATATCCCACCGGCCATGTTCTATCTTCTTGATCCACCATTTGCCCTCGTCAGTCACTTTGACTACTGCAATGGCCGACTCATCCAAGCGTTTCTTAGAGTTCGCCGCTTGCTTGGCCACTTCTTCAAATCCCGCCAAGTCAACGGCAATGAAGTAACTACCTTGCGACGGCTCGACACCGTACTTGATCCAATCCTCTTTGAATATGTCCGAGCCAGCGTTGGAGAACGACGCCATGTATTCCTGTTTAAAGGCGAAACTGGATAGCGTCTTCTTGGCCGACTCAATCTCGTCGGGGTCAATTAGCGGGTTGTCTTTGGTGGTGAAGTGCCAGCTCTTCCAATCGGGGTCGTAGTTCTTATCGTCTTTATCAACGTCACCTAAGTTGTACAAGTCATAGAACCAGTTGCGACCTTTGGGTGTACCAATAAACATGGCGCGACCCTTCTTGTCGGACAAAGATGCGCGTACAACCTGCTCCCACGTTTCCGGCTTAATGTCGGCCACCTCATCCAGCACCGCATAGGTCAAGGACACACCGCGCAGGGTGTCGGGTCGGTCGGCACCCCTAACATAAATCGCCGCACCATTGATTAGAGTGATGTCTTGGTTGTTAATATGACTATTAGCAATGACTTCACGCCCTAAGTCTAGCAACACGTTCCAGATAATCTGGCGAGCCTGACCGTTGGTCGGAGCCACATACAACACCGCCGAGCCAGCGGGGCAGCGCAATCCCTCGATTAACAGCGTAGTGGCTGCTAACCTAGACTTACCGCAACGGCGACCAGCCGCCACCACTTTGAAGCGCGAGGTGTCGGTGAAGACTTCTTGTTGCCACGGCAGGAGTTGGAAATTAAGGTCGGCCATTATTCGCTTTCAACATCAATGATGTTTTCATCAGGGTTTTGGGATAGGACTAACGGCTCACCGCCCAAGCCAGTGATATTAATCGTAACAGCACTTCTCTGAGAATTACCTTTCTCAAACAAGCTAATCGGCAAGGCTCTGTCCATGCACATCTTGATGGCTGCCATCTGGCCTGGGTGGCCATCTGTCAACGCTATCTGGACAACTTTTTCGACGACATCTTTTCCAGACGATCTGATGATGATCTCTTTTAACTCTTTGATCCGTTGGTTGTCAGTCTTGGGCAAAGTGGCCGGAGGGTTGGCAGCGAACTTTTGGATCGTTAGCTTTTCCGGTCTTCCTCTTTTTTTTGGAATCGGTGGTAGTTTTGTCATCATTTCCTCATTTCGCTTTTTCTGAGGGGAGGAGGGTACAACAAAAATTTTTTGTCAGCCCCACCCTCCCCCCCCCTATCAAAAATCCCCCAAAAAAGTTAGTAAGCACTCACTAACAAGAAAAAAGCTATCGGTCGCATTTTACATAATGCTGGTTACGCGACATTCAAACATTACGTTAGCGAAAACCTATAGCGGGGTGTGCGTTTCGTTATCATTCCGGCATCAGTTGTTAGAAAATTGGCAAGAAAAAGAAAGGGGTGGCAAAAAAATAAATGAAAGAGGCGGGGGGAGCATTCGGGGGGTACTTGCGAACAAAACA